TTCAGTAGTGTTTAATTCTGCAGTAAAAACCGCGCACCAAAAGTCAAGAAAAAAGGTACTTTTGAAGAAAAAAGAGAACGAAAGCTATCTAAATCAAAAGCGTCAAACTCCTCCAAATCCACCTTGAACACGTGCTTGAAGACTCGAAGGTTCCCTTGCTTCATGACATCCTGGTTAAACAAATCTGGACCGATCCGGTCAAATTCTTCCTTGTATCCTCCAAGATAACGCTCGTAAAATCGTGTAACAACAGGCGAATTGAAACCACCGATAAGCATAAAAGCGAACACTCGTGTGAACGAAACACACAAATCATCCACTGGACCCTCAGGGTGAAGCATCCCCAGCAACAACTCTCGATCTTCTCGAAAAAGTCTTCCTCCCCGAATCTGATATCCAATGAATTTGCGATCATCAAGCACGTTGGTCGCAATGACCTTCTCTGGCGACACAATCAATCCAAAGCGGCAGAACACCTCTTGGGAAAGGTCGTGAATGTGAAGCTGGAGCTGGTCGTCATCCACTCGATTCATCTTGAAAGAAAAATCATCTCCGAGTACTCTTTTGTCGTAGAACGGCAACTGGATAGCCTTCAAAGCACTCGTCATACACACGTCAACGGCTATGGAGTTGAGAAGCAGCGTGAGGAAGGACCCACTTGGGACGCCGCCCAACTTCTTGAACAAGGACCCATCAGGAAGGCAGAGAACGGTAAAAATGAAGGCATCCACCAGATAGTCGAAGGCTAGATACTGCCAATCCTCCGTAAATCTGATATTGGGCTTGAGGACACGGTGAAAAATGTCTTTGAGAACGAAACGGGCTCGGACGTTATCCCATCCCTTGATATCCGTGTTGGTGAAGCTGGCATCCGGGTCGCTACTCAAGTAGTCGTTCAACCTCGAAATCGTATCCTTCCCCGTCATGAACAATCGTTGGTGGTGTAATCCAGCAAAGATTTGGTGATAGAATCCACGGAAAAACATGTTCTCAAGAATGATGTGTTCAATCGGCTGAACCCAAATCACTCGAGTCTTGTTTTCTCCAACCTTGCTGAGGTGCCCACGTAGCGCCATCTTGCAGGGGATCTGCTCCACCACTCCTCCTCGTTTCCAAACATCAATCATCTTGTTGACCTCAGCCGCCGCCTCCACCAACACATCGCCTTTCTTGAGTCCAGGGAAAGTAATTCCAGCACTAGTATTGAGGGGCACCTTCAAAGTTGCAGCCGCAACATCGAAAATCCCAACCTTCTGGAAACTACCTTCATGGAAGTCGAGCACACTGTCGTAAATGGCTTCAAACTGCTCGTCAAACACATGGGATTTGTAGATTGTCGGACCTCCATATTTCAGGAGAGAATGGTAAGCGCGTCCGATCCTTGGTGTTTTTGTGTATCCTCTCAACGACTCGTACCTCTCTTCATCGTGGTGCCAGAGTGCCTCCTTCACATACTCGTCCACATTCGAAAAGCCTCCACGAATCGAATAGGAGTAATCACGTTTGCCAACGTAACGCCAACCATCTGAAATCTCCGCCAATCGCTTAAAGTCCGGAAGGGACACTTCAGCAAAAGGCAGCTTGTCGACAACCCACTTCCAGGAAAAACGGCTGATCTGATCTGGTAAAGATAAAACTTGAAATTGAGCGTTAGATTGTGCAGAGGGGGTACTCATTTTC